GTGGATGAACAAATTCCGCCATTTCACCCAAACTGCCGAACAACTGTAAAGTATAAGAGGATAAAAGAAGAATGATAGTAAAATTAGACTGGGAAGTATTCAAAAACAGAATAGGTTCAGATACTATTTGGGTGACTGAAGATGAAACCACTTGGAAATTTTATAATAGTCCTCAACCCTCAATCATAATTAGAAGCGTGGTAGAAAAAAGTTTGAACGTCGAAGACAACATCATGTTTGTAGAACGAGAATTAACAAACAGGCCAAACTTTGCCAAATGCGATGAAGTCTGTGATAAGTTGGAAGTTCCAGAAGAAATATTTGTTGAACAGAAGATGGAAGAAGAAGACGATGAAGAAGAGGCTGAGGGTGATGACGATGGAACGGCAGAGGTAGTAGCCCCATGAGAACAGCTGAGGTAGTAGAAAAATGAGCATGGACGACAAAGTAGGGAAAGAAGACCAAGACCAATACTCTTACGAAAACGCTGCTAAAGCAAGACGAGTCATACAAGTTAATAGTGCTGGGACAATAATTAAAACTAATAGGTTAAGAGAAAACATTTTGGGAAGTGCTGGGACAGGAGTTAATCCAACGAAAACTTTTACGCTTACAACAACAAGCGCAGTTGACATAGTTGAAGTTTTTTTATCGGGAACTTTACTTATTGAAACTTCACAATACACAATTAATAACACTACGAAGTTGATAGTGATGGTAGGTACTCACGTGGCGGACGCTGCAATAGTGAGCATATTTTATAATGTATAAAAAATTAGGTGGAATAAATATTTTAGATGATGATAATGTTTATTATTGTAAAGACAGAAATTTAGTAATGCAGTGTGATAAACTTTCCCAATACGTTTTACCAAATGGTAAGTGTTGGAATGCTGAAGTAGGAAACAAAATTTGTAAAACTGGTGATGGTTGGATAGAAGTTGTTAATGATATAATAATAATGGAGTCATTAGCTAATGCAAAACATTATTTGTGCAATGAAACAAAATGTGTCACTAAATAAATTGAAAACACCCTTTTTTTTCAGAACTTTTATAAATATTAAATGCGATTACTTCTATTGAGGAGTTCAAGAATAGTTTGAACTCCTTTCTATTCTTGTTCACCTCGCTTAAAAAACGAGGTATTAAATTGGAAGATAAAGCAACTGCAAGTAACACAGACGCAAACACTGCATACACATTTCACACAGATCAAATAGCATACGAAATAATTGAAACAAAAAGCGGAAAAGACTTCTACATCACAGGATATATTAGCACGCCAGACATAGACCTAGTCAACGATGTAGTATCGCCAAACGCTATGAAAAGCATGCTAACACAAATTAAGAGTTCTACAATAACATTAGATTATGAACATGAAGCGTTCAGAGATGACCCAAGCATATTACCAGTAGGAAAAATTATTGAAGCAAAACTTGATGATAGAGGCCTATGGGTAAAATGCAAACTAAACAACTCCAGTCCAAAATTTAAAGACTTATGGGGGAGTGTAAAAGGCGGGTTCGTAAACGCATTCAGTATCGCATTCACAAACGTAAAAGCAGCAACAACAAAAATGGGAGATTCAATAATTAGAATCATTGAAGACCTAACCTTATTAAACGTTGCACTAACAGGCGTACCAGTAAACCCTAAAGCATCATTAGCAGGCTATTCTATGAAAAGCGTCTTTTTGAAAGCAATAGGAGATTACGAAAAAAAAGCGGAGGACACTAAAATGTCAGAAGAAGAAATAAAAAATGATGTTTCTCAGGAAGAAGTAAAAAAAGTAGAAGAAGTAGTAGAAAAAGCACCTGAAGAAACAAAAGTAAAAGTAGCAGAAGAGAAACCAGTTGAAGCAAAAAGTGAAGACTTAGAAGCAGTAAAAAAAGAACTGAAATCCTTATCTGAACAAATTGAAACTCAAAAAACAGAATTAAAATCTTTGAGAGAAACAAGTGTATTCAAAAGCAAAATTGTTGATGAAGCACCAAAAGAAGAAGTAGTTGAAGGAAGAGAAGTAAAATCTATCCTTGAACTATTATAGAGGTATAAAAGAAAATGAATGACGCAAGATACGCAAGCTCATTTGGAAACTTACCAGACAACACAGTTTACCAAAAAATTGATGTTAAAAGTAATTATTCAATTGACTTAAGAGAAGAAATGTTTAACAACATGAAAACAAATTTGAAAGCTTTATCCAGTACTACTGGCGGAGCAGGAACTACAGGATATGCTTTAGTTCCAATTTATGTAGACCCAAGAATTGTAGACGTAACAAGAAAATACACTCCATTAGTTGAGATTATTCCAAGAGTAACTAACATGGGAACTACAGCAGATTACAACCAAATAACAGCAAAAGGTGGAGCATTCGCAGCAGCAGAAGACGCATCACTAGCAGAAACTAATACAACTTATGACAGAGCATCAACTGCAATCAAATACTTATATTCAGTTGGTAGAGTAACTGGACAAGCTATTGCAGCAATTCCATCATACGTAGTATCAGGTATGGCACCAGCAGGAGGATCAAACGGCGGATTTTCAGACCAATCAGCTAACAATGCTAAACAGTTGGAAATTTTAGTTAAAACTAGAGAGATCAGAGAATTAGAAGAAAACATGATAGTAAACGGTAATGCAACAACTTCAGCAATCGGAAGTAATCCTGACGGAACTGAATTTGACGGTATAATCCAATTACAATCAACAACTAACAAAGTCGATAAGAACACAACTGCATTATCATTAAACGATATTAACACTGCAGTAAGATACGCTTACGACGACGGCGGAAGACCAAACTTAGCAGTATGCTCAACAGGAGTTTACGAAGATTTACTAGGTTTACTAACTGCAAAAATTGGATATTTAACGCCACAAAAAGAAGTCTTCTGGGGATTTTCCACAATAGTACTTCACACAATGGTAGGAGAAATACCAGTAATACCAAGTATGTACATGAGCAACGTAAGTGGTTCAAAAGCAATATACTTCCTTGACCTATCAGTCATTGAAATGAGAGTTTTACAAGATTTAACTTTTGAAGAATTAGCAAAAACTAACGATTCACAAAAGTTTTACTTGAAATTGTACGAAGCTTTCATCATTAAGAATACTGCATTCAACGCATGGATTGGCGAGATTAGTGCTTAAGCTTCGGCTTAACACTTTTTTTTATTTTATGGAGGTAAAATAAGATGACAAATGTAAATGCAGCAGTTGTAGAACTAAGTCCTAACGGCGGAAAAACAAACGTAGGTTACTTTTTAGGATTTTTAGAATCTTCAGACCGAGCAGCACAACACGATACGATTACAATAACAAATTGTAGCAAAGTACTAGTAGCAAATTTAGTAGATACTGACGACACGTTAGAAACTATGACTTATGCAACTAATGTAATAACAATGACAAGATCAGACTCAACTGCAGTTTCAGGACTAGTAGTGTGTCAAAGATAAAAAATTTTAACGAGGTAAAGATAAAATGGCAGCATTAACAACAGTAACAACTAAAGGAGCACTTCCTTCAATTGGAAGAAAAATGCTTTTGTTTGTAACAGCAGCAACTGCAGACAGCGCAGACACTATTGACATGACTGATTCAGATGTAACAGGCGGAGAAACTATCACATCAATAGATTTTATTATAGCATGGGATCAAACAACTGGAGATATAGTAACTGCAACTAATTCAGCAGGAGTAGTAACTATTGATGCAGGTGGATCAACTACAGACCATACTTACACAGTATTAGCAATAGGTAACTAAGGTTTTAGTATGACGCACATTTTTTTAGCTACAGAAGGTTTTCCTGATGGAATCGAGCATTTTCTTGATTCTATTAGGAAAAACTGTATGTACACTTTGAAAGAAGGTGCAGATTATGAAGTAGGAAATAAGGCAGGCGTAACAGTTCGAGAAGTTCGACTCTGGGATATTACAGTAAAACAAGATACTAAAACACAATTTTTGGGAGAAATAAAAAAGTATGTTAAAATAATGAGTGAAGGAAATATTGAAAAATCACGAACGATAGATAAAGGAAAACATGGCGTTGACGGAACAGGCTTCAAAATTGGTTTGTTCAGAAAAATGCTGAATTACGTTTTAAAAAAATTAAATTTAGCCGTTATTGACATGTCACAAATAAGTAATGTTGATAATAAAGGGTTGGATGAAGCAATGACAAAACAAGCAATGCACGGTTATGCAATGGTACTAGGAGAACTCCCAGACTTTTTTCAAGAGACGGGACGTAATGCTGGGCGAGAACATAGTTGAAATAGGAGGACATAAAAAAATGGTATTATCAGTAAATAATTTGAAAATAGAAAAGAAGGATATAAGAGCTGTTGGCGAAGTGAGAATGGACGCTGAACAAAAAGGTTACTTTCACACTTTCACAAAAGATGAATTAGAAAAAAAGTACGGTGTTGAAGTCAAAGCATTTGACAAAGCAGAAGCTGAAGACGACATGGACTTAAACAATGACGGAAAAGTAGACGAGAAAGATGTTACTTTAGCATCAAAAGTTATGAGAAAAGCAAAGAGCATAAAATCAAGAAGTAAGAAGGCTAAAAAATGAACATTATAGAATTAACAGGAACTTGTGACGCTTCAGGAGATTTAACTCTTACAGCAACAAAATCTGTAATTGGAAGAATAGAAAAAGTTGTAATGGATTATAGTAATGGAGATACTGGCGCAGACATAGTAATAACTAATGAAGATGGAACAGTATCAACAGCAATTATGACATTAGCAAATTTAGGAACTGCAGATGCAACTTGGCAACCAAGAGCATTATGTAATAAAGTAACAGACGGAGCAGCATTCACTAATTTTGGAGATAAAATTTTTGTAACAGGAAAAATGAAAATAGTAATTGCAAATGGTGGAAATGCGAAAATTTTTAGATTTTTAACAACTGTGAGCGATCAATAAAGAAAATGGCATGGGTAACAGCAACGCAAGTAAAGGCAGCAATTAATTTTCCGAGTACGGGAGCGCCATTAACAGACGCACAAATAGAAGATTTCATATTGGACAGTCAAGAAGAAATTGAACAATTGTACAATACAAGATTTGGACATGTAGAAACTAATGGAACTGCTGACGGAGACTATTCAACAACAACTTTTAGTGATAGCACACAAGCTTGGACTGAAAGCGCATACGTTGGACAAGTAGCTTGGATTACTGGCGGAACTGGAATTGGACAATACAGAGAAGTATCAGCTAATGATGCAACAAAAATAACTGTTACACCAATATTTACTACTACGCCTGATGCTACGAGTACTTACAAAATAGTCGATTTAGAATACATTGATGAAAGCGTTGATGGAACTGGAGAAAAAACACAATTCACAAAACATTTTCCTTTAATTAATTTGAACGCTTTAACAATTGACAGTACAGACATTACAACAACTTACGTTTATCAATATAAAGACGCTGGAGAACTAGTTTTGAGTTCAAGCGCAGAAACAAGATTTTTTACTGACACTTACCCTCAATTAATAGATTTAAAGTATGTGTTTGGAGTTTATCCAATTCCAAGAATTATTCAAAGACTATGCATTTTATTGGCTGGAATGAAAACAGTTGCTGCGAAAGTTAGCGGTTCATATTCAGACTTTGCAACAGTTAGTTTACCAGGAGGAATTAGTGGAAGTAAAGGTCAGCCTTACGTAAATTTACAGGCTGGAATTAGAGAAATGAGATTGGAAGTAAACAATATCATTGACAAAGTGTATCGACCTTTTACACTTTTTGGTTAAGATGACAATAAATAACTTTTTCACCACAGTAGACTTGACAAGTATAATGACGAATTGGTTTGGAAGACGAGTGTATCATCTTTCATCAACTTTAACTTATGACAATTTGAGCGGTGGAGAAACAATTAGTGAAGGAACACCAACAGAACTAACAGTTCATTTTGTTAGAACAAGTCAAAATTGGGACTTTGCAAAAGAAGGTTATTTAGAAAAAGGAGATGCAGTACTAATTGCACATTACTCAGCAGGAGTAAAAAAGGAAGACATCATAATTACTGACGGCAACACGCTTGAAATGACAAGCATTGACGGAGACGCAACAACAATAAGCATTACAACACCAGCACACGGATTGAGTATTGGCGACGAAATAATGATTTTTGGAACTACCAATTATGACGGAGTTTACACAATTGCAACCGTACCCTCAACAACAACTTTAACAATTGCAGATACAACGCACAATAAAGCTGCTGAAACTGCAGGACAACTAGTAAAACAATACAACAAATTTACAATCAAAGAAGCATACGACGTCGCAGGAGTATTTGACAATGAAGGCGGAGACACTGACTTCACATACACACGTTGCAACTTGTTTTTGAAAGATGAAAGTTGATGAAGACGATTTTAATGAAAGATTCAATAAAGCATTGACTATCATAGGCTTCGAAATTGTTGAAGCACTAAAAGACAAGTTAACTCAAGAACACGGAAAAGACACAGGAAAATTACAATCAGGAATCACATTTAAAGTTGTTGGAGACACAATCGTGTTTTCAATGGATGAACACGGAAAAAATGTTGAGTTCGGAACTCCGCCACATTTCGTAAACCCAGATGAATTAGAAGGTTGGGCGAGAAGAAAGTTAGGAGATGCGAATTTGAAGTGGGCTGTTGCAAACGCTATTAAGAAGCGTGGAACGAGACCATATCCTTTCATACGGACAACATTTCACACTAACGCCAAACAAATTATTGGTGAAGGTTTCCAAAAAGCATTCGATTAATTAACCAGGAGGTTAAGAATGGCAAAGACATCGACGACAGATATAAAAACGGAAATAGTTAATTTTATTAGAAATTCTGACATTATTAGTGTTAGCGATAGAAAGGTCACTACTAGTTCTGATTCTGGAACTTTTGCTGCAGCAGCAACTCATACTTTAGCAACTAATCCAACTCTTATGAAAAACATTAGGAGTATTATTGTTGGTGGAACAACATTATCTTATGGTAAAGATTACACTTTTGTTTACGCAACAGGAGTGATAACATTTACTGTAGCACAAACAGGAGTTTATACCATTAGTTACGATCAAGGCAGTTCAGACAGAATATTTCCTGACTTCCCTCAAGACCAATTAAAAATAAAAGATTTTCCAAGAATATCAGTTGACATACTTAGTGGAACAACATCAGAAACGGAATTAGGCGCAGGAAGTACTGACACGGAATACTTACTGACTATGGTGTGTTATAATGCTTCAACATCAGGAACTGAAACTATGATAAGTGAATTGCGAAGCACTATGTTAGACAACAAGAAAACTTTTTACTACTTACCATTCATAACACCAACAAGCATGGGTCCAATAATAGTAAACCCAATAGGACAAAACAAAATATTTCAGAAGAACCAAGATTTCATAATCAAGTTCATCTTTGAAAATTAGACGAGAAACGAGGTAAAAAACAAAATGACAAACTATAACGATATGTTCTCAGGAATGAGATTTGACGATGAAACTTCATACGGAAGTGGCTCAGTAAGTGGCGACGCTTTAAGCTTAGGAAAAGTAACAGGATTCAGTCCAGACGTAACAGACGAAAAAGGCAGACACTTAGGAATAGGCGAAGGCAGAAACGATTCAACTTACACTTACGGACCCGTAAACATCACATTCACATTAGACTGGGAAGTATTAAACATGGCCAAAACACCAGCGAGAAGCAACAGCCTAGACTTCTTAAAATATGCTATTGGAGCAGTCACAGGATCAGGAACAGAAGCAAGCCCATACCTAATAACAGAAGCAGACCATTTCGGTTACACAGCCTCAGACGTACCAACATTTGGACTTTGGGCTCAATCAGAAGCAGGAACTACTGATGACATGGACTTATACAATGGTTGTGTACTATCAACTATTAGTTTAACAGCAGCAGTAGATACTGTTCTGAAAGCTAACGCTTCAGGAATAGCAAAAAGTATCACTAGCTCAACAACAATAGCAAACGCTTACGTTGCAGACACTAACGCACCACTAGTTTTCCAACAAGGAAGTTTTAAGTGGGGACAAACACCAACAATAGTAGCATTAGTACAAAATTTTAATCTTTCAGTAAATTTAAACCCTAAAACAACTCGAGAAATAGGAGACAGGTTTGTAGCAGCAGTAGCAACAGGAAGAAGACAATACGATTGGACGCTAACTTTAAGAATGACAGATACAATCGCAACAACTTTAAGAGATGACTTTTACGGACAAGCAAACAGTTTCATAGCAGGAACTGCAAGTGCAGAACCAGAAAGTAACAACGAAATAGAATTAAAATTCACAGAAGGAACAGAAACAGACGACAGAGAAGTAACAATAGCATTAGACCAATGCGTAATAACAAAAATGGGAAAAGCATTATCAGTAGGAAACGGATTTGTAGACGTAACATTTAGTGGATTTGCTAAAAGTGCTAAAGGAAACAATTTTGTATCATACAACGTAATGAATTAAGGAGAGAAATAAAATGGAAAAAAAGGATATAAAAATAAAATTAGACGGCAAAGAAAGAATAGTTAATTTAGGCTTCGTAAACATGGGAGTTAGAATGAGAGCAATCAAAGAATCAACAGAAATGGTGATGAGCGGAACAGGATTTGTAAAAGAAACAGACTTTGACAAAGCAGAAGTTTTAGAAATGATATACTCTCAAGAAGGAGACAAACCATTAACCTACAAAGAATACTTAACATTAAGACCAAAACAAGGAGGAGACCTGTTAATAAACAAATACAGGTTGATGAACTATGGAGGTGATTCCGAACGGGATAACTTTCAAGAAAATAGTATGGAATGAAAATACCAAAATAGAAGACGCAGACATTAACTTGTTTTTTCAACAAAAACATTTCGCAGAAGTATGGAATGTTAACCCATTAGATTTCAAAAAATTACCATTAAAATTTGTGATGTACGACATGTATTACAATAAAGAAATGAAAAAGAAAAGTGATTTTGACAAAATAAAAAACGAAAATGGCAGATGATTATAAAATAAAATTGAAGTTTGAACCTAGTTTTGCAAAGAGCGGATTAGGTTCAGCAAGTACTGGTCCTGATAAATCAACTAGGGCTGCAGAAGAAACAAATAAGATTATGAGAGGTTTAGTCAAACCAGTTATGGCAAGAATGCTAACTGGAAAAATGGGATTGAACGCTTCTAACATCGCAAGTTTATTAACTAATCCTTTACTTTTAGCAGTTGGAGCAACAGGAGCAATAGTGATGGGCATGAAAAGTTTGAAGGATGGTTTATTAGCAAAATTAAAAGCAGATAAAGAAGCTGAAACTAAAAGACAAATTGAACAACCATCAGCATCAGAATTTTTAGGTCAAAGATTAAATAATGGAAGAATACCTATGGCTAAAAACTTAACTTCAATGATTGACAAAACTGAAATGGAAGAAATGGGTTTTGTGATGGAAGATTTAGAATCAGTTGCTGGAGACATGAGTTTATCTTTAGAAGATATGGGTGATTGGATCAAAATTACTAAAACTGCAACTGAATCAGCAAGTAATAGTTTATTTAATCATTCAGAAAATTTGTTAAAAGCAATTCAAACGAATGATATGTGGACTTTTAGTTTAGATGATAGCATATTAAATTTGAATAATGAAACAGATTATTTGATTAAAAATACTGTGGCGATAGGAGACAATACTGAAGCTATGAAAAGACAACTAGCAGTTAAAAGAGATTTACAAAATGTCATTAATAAAGCAAAAAGTAGGGGACAAACAATTAATGATTCAGGAGTTAGTGGTGGTGGAAGAGCATCAATAGGATTTAGTGAAGGATTCGCTGCTAAACTTAGAGAAATAAATTCAGGATAAATAAAATGGGAACGCCAACAATAAGTGGATTAGTAGCTTTAGGTAAAGTATCAAGTGAAAGAAACAACATAGATAATAATTTGATAACTAAAGCAGTGCCAACCGCAAGTACTGATTTAACAATTCAAGCAAATATTATGGGAAAATTAAGAACTATTACTATTGATGGTGAGAAGTTAGGAACTGAAGCTGAAATAAATGTTTTTATTCAAAGCATTGAATCTTGGCTTAATTCTCAAGGTTATTTGCAATTTCAAAGTAACAAAACTTATACTGATAGTTTTGGAAATACTTATACTGTTTTGGCTGATAGTTTTGATTGGACTAGAACAAATTTGAACATTGGATCAATAAATTATACTTTAACTATGAAAGAAGGAAGAACAATAAGTACAATATTGTTGGGAACTGCAGGGGAAGAACAATCATAAAATGGGCTATTTGATAAAAGTAACAATTGATGGAACTGACGTAACAAATTATGTTCAAGACTACGATGTTAATGGAAGCATAGAATCAGATTATGACACTGCAAACATTACATTAATAGGAGATGTTACTGACGCAATAGCTTCATTCAAAGTAGGAAGTACAGTAACAGTTCAAAGAGGAGTAAACTCTGCAACTGATTATTATTTATTCAGAGGAGTAATTTCAAGAGTATCAAAACAAAGTCCAAACATAATAATAGAATGTTATGATAAACTATGGGCTTTAAGCAGAAAAGAATACACTTACTCATTCGACAAAAACATTGATTCAGAAGGAGGAAATGTCAGCAAACTATTCTACAACTTAGTAACTACTCAAGGAGGATTAAACTCCACGTGGGGAACAACCATACAAGACTCAGGCGAATCAATCCTCATCGACAAATTCATACTAAACCACGACAAAATATTTACTAAACTAGTCGAACTAAAAAATTTGTTAGACTGGCAAATGTACTACGACGCAGAAACAGACAACGTATACTTTGAACCATTAGGAACAACAGCATACTCAGGTGGCAGCCTAAAAGTTGGTGAGAGTGGAAACGTAACAAGAGTACCAAAATGGGATTATGACTTTGAACAAATGATGAATACCATTACAGTCATTGGAGCTGAACAACTCGTGGAAACAACAGAACTTTTCAGTGGAGACGATTCAGAAACAGACTTCCAACTCGAATTCGTACCAAAAAGCGTAAAAGTTTACGTAGGCGGAACTTTACAAGTTGGAGGAGTAGTAAGAAGCACAAACGGAACATACAATTATACATTAAACAATTTACCAGACATAAGAAAAGTAATCTTTGAAGCAGGCAGCATACCAACAACAGCAGTAGATAATATTGAAGTAAGATACACATACGGAATTCCAACGCCAGTACAAGGAAATCAACCAGAAAGCGTATCAACATACGGAACTTTTGAACAAACAAAATTTTATAATGACATCAAAACAGTTAATGACGCAGAAAACAAACTGATGATACTATTGGATAAATACGGTTTTCCCTTCGTAAAAACTAAGTTGGAAACAACAGGAGTCTTCGGACTAGTCGCAGGAATGACAGTAAAAATTGAAGACACTATCAACAACGAAAACAGAACACTATTGGTTAAAAAAACTAAACATAAATATCCTGAAGAGTCAGACACTATTGACGTTGGAGATGAAGATTGGCGACTATACGATTGGCTAAGCAAACTAAATGATAGAATAGGAAGATTTGAAAAAGACAACTTAACCAACCAAAGAATAATCATACAATACACATTCAACGACAACGATTACTTCTTCGACAACAGATACTTAAAACTTATCAAACGAGACGTTGACTCAACAGCATTCATATTAACTCACACAGCCTACGGAATATTAGGAACTTCAACATTAGGCGGAACAATCCAACCAGAAGTTTTACAAAGATTAATATTACCAAATGACTTATACTACGAAGAATTTTACGATACAGACTTTAAAGACACAAGTGAAACAACAGCAACGTGGAATACTACAACTGAACAAGTAGTTTTCGACGCATAGGAGGATGAATATAAATGACAGAAGCAAATAAATTAACTATCCTAAAAGGAGGAAAGAAATAAGATGACAATTAGAACAACAAAATTTGGTGGAACAGACTGGGTAGATGGAGAAATTTTAGATGCTGCAGATTTGAATGATACTTTTGGAGTAGGAGCAGGATTATACTTACAAACTTCTCATACTATAACAGGTTCAGCAGCTCAAGATTACGAATTTAGTGGGTTAACAGGGGATTACACTTATGTTTTAATAGTTGATTCAAATAATAATGCGGTTGGAGCGTCTGCATATTACATCTATTTAAATCAAGATACAACTGCTACAAATTATTATTCACAAATTGGAGTGGCGGCTACAAGTAACAATGCTTTAATATGTTCTGCAAGTGCAGGAACTGATATTTTTGCTGAACTAAAAATAAGAAAGTCAATAAGTGATACTGCTTCAGTAATAGGACAATGTGCAACTAGTGGAAGTTCATTAGATAATTATAGTACTAGCGTTTTTAAAACTACTGCAACGACAGATATTACTCACATTAAAATTTCAGCTTCTCAAGCTACTGGTTTGGGTGTTGGAACAAAATTATTATTGTATAGGTATTAAGATGAGATTTAGCGATAAGTTAATGAAGAAGTTTGGAATGATTGTTAGAAGTAGAAAGAATGAGAATTTTGATAAGAGGCTTAAACCTAGCCCTTTTAACCTGTGGAATTTTTTATTAGACCATAAGACTAGGGAGAGAGTAAACCTTCGTTATTGGCTTAAGAAGCAGGTTGAAACTGTTGGAATAGCTGACCAAATCGTTGTTGACAATGGTTGGAATGAAATAGAAGATTATGATGTGTTAATAATTAAAATTTTGAAGTGGGTTAGAATCAACTTCAAATATGTTAGTGATACTAAAACTTGGGGTACTCCTGAACATTGGAATACTTTTGATGAAAGTTATGAGAAGATGAAAGGGGACTGTTTTGCAGGATATGAAAAAATATACACTTCTAATGGTTTAAAAAGAATTGATGAATTAACAAAAGGAGATAAAGTTTTAAGTTATGATTTTAAAAAAAAACAATATGTTAATAAAAAAATAATAAAACATTGGCAAAAAGGAAAATTACAAATTAACAGAATTCATTTTAGAAATGGACAACATATTGATGTTAGTGAAAATCATCCTATGTGGCATAGAACACAACAAAAAAATTCTAATTATAAAAAACAATATTTATCTGAAATAGATTTAGACAAATGGTGGAAAAGAAAAGTACCAATAGCAAAAAAAATACCTTATAAAGTAAAAGATATTAAAGAATTAAATGAAGATTTATGTTTTGTTTTAGGTCATTTTTTAGCAGAAGGATGGCATAGTAAACAAGGAAAAATTGGAACTTGTGGTTATGATGTTATAGATGATATAATTCCTTTATTAGAAAAAAATGATATACCTTTTAGTGAAGGCAAAAACAATAATGGTGTCCCAACTATTAATTTTTTAAAAAGTGATTTTAAAGAATTATTAAAAAAACAAAAAAAGAATAGTTTTGATATTCATTTAGAAGAAGAAATATTGAATCTTCCAATAAAAAAATTAAAAGCAGTTTTAGAAGGTCATTTTTTAGGAGATGGACACTTTTCTAATTATGAAGATAAAAGAGGTTTTAATTCTAATAAAGAAAAAGTTTGGAGTACTAGTAGTGAACAATTAGCAAAGAACATTCAACAAATTGGTTTAAAAATAGGTAAAACTTTTCATATTTGGAAACAAGAAAAACATGGTGGTCTTGGTAAAAAACCTATTTGGAGGATAACTTATAATCCTAAAAGTCATTTTTTGAAAGATTTTGGATATAAAAATATTAGTGAAGTTAGCATATCGCATATTGAAAAATTGAATAAAGTTGAAATGTTTGATTTAACAGTTGAAGATACTCATACTGTTGTTATGGAAAATGGAATAATTACTCATCAATGTGAAGATGGAGCAATAATGATTTTAATACTTGCAAGAAAAGCAGGGATTCCATTCAATAGAATAAAACTTACTTGTGGAAAAGTTGTAGGAGGAGGTCACGCCTTCATACTATTCAACGATTTTTATGGTGGAGAAGTATGTATTGACTGGTGTTATTGGCATAATAATCTTCCAGCTTATGAAAGAAAAGAAATTTGGAATGAACCAAACTACTACTACGGTCAAGAAATTTGGTTTGCAATAAACGACAAACAGGTGTTCATTAATGGTTGAACACACTTGTAATAAAGAAGCAGAAATTGCTAGACTAACAGTAATGGTAGAAGAAATACATCATAAACTAATGGGAAATGGAAATCCTGGACTACTAAGCAAATGGGATAATTTACAAGGACAAATAAGCGTAATAAAATTTGTTGCAGGAAGCGGATTGTTTACTGGTTTAGTATCAGCAGGATTATTTATTTGGAGCATATTAAGATGAGTAAAAGAATAACACAAGAGAGAATTGTAACCTACATGACATACTTAGGAATGATAGGAGTACCAGTAGGAATAGGACTCATCACATTACTATTCTCATTAGGAAGCATAACAGTAGAATCACACGATAACAATGAGTTCTGCGGTGGTGACATAACTTGTTGGTTAGAACTAAATCAAACATGCTTCAAAGAAGATGTATTCATTTACCCAATGAATGGAAGTTTATTAGTTAATGCAAGACCAACTGACACGATTAATAGTTTGAAACTGTTTCGTAGTTGGGGAGAAGGATGGAGAGAAATCAACCTCAATCAAACTTGTAGAGGTAGTTGGTGTGGATGCAGTTGGTGTACAACAAGCAATACTGCTGCTTTCGTTTATGCCTTTAGAGAAGACAAATGTTACAATTTAAGAATAGAAATAGAAAAAGATATGAACTCCACTATCAACTGGAACATTAATCCAGAAGGAGTTTGGTATGGTTACGAAGACGTTTATGAAGTTGTTGAAAGAAAAATTTGTGAACATCAAGAAAGGTTAGGAATGAACATTACAGAACTTAGTTACGCTATGCAAAATCCAGTTTGTTCTTTACAAAATATTACTAAACAAGTTGGAATAAACATGAATGGAGTTTACTATCCTAATAATAAAATACTTGATCCTAACCATAAAGTAAGTTGGAATACTCCTTGCGATAATTGTTTGAAGTGTAGGAGTTGGGAAGCTGAAAGAGGATTTTGTGAAGAGGTAATATTAAAATGAGAAAACTAAACATACTATTAGCTTTCATAATATTTTTTGTATTATTGTTAAATAATGTTAGTGCTGGCGGCGGAACTCAGTGGTTAAATTCAACTGTTACAAGCGACATATTAAGTTCTAATGCTACTTTTGGAGATGTTAATAGTATAATAAACATTTCAATTCCTTATTTTACTTTTGAAGCAGTTGCAGATAATTTATCAAATGCTTCTATCATGGCTAATAATTGGTTTAATTATGCTAGACAAATTGCAGCTGATCCTAATAATAAAATGTCGCCTACTTT